AGGATGGATTTAAGGTCAACAACAATTATACTCCTTACTATGCGAGGTTGTACGAAAGTGAACATCCTGAGTTGAAGGGATTTTTTGCAAAAAGAAAAGTTAAACAAATAAACTAAAAACAATTACTAACAATTAAAACAAAAAAAATGAACAACAATCAAAATCAACCTAACCAAGTTCACACAACAACAGATTACTTTTTGTTTAAGTCAATTGATGGCAACAGAAATAAAAATTTAATCCACATTAACAGACTAAAAAAGTCAATGAGTGAAAACTATTTATTTACGATAATCATTGTAAATGAAAAGTATGAAATTATTGATGGGCAACACCGATTTGATGTTATCCAAGAATTGAAATTGCCATTGCATTATGTAATATGCAAAGGTTACGGATTATCTCAAGTACACATTCTTAACCAAAATTCTAAGACTTGGAATATGGATGATTATTTGGAGGGATATTGTTCTTTAGGTTATGCCGATTACATTAAATATAAGGCATTTAAAGAAGATTATAACATTGGACACAACGAAACATTAACATTGCTTTGCGGAGTATCTAAAGGCGGTAAAAATGAAGAATTTTTCAATGGTACATTTAAGATAAAAAACCTTGCAGAAGCCAAAAAAAACATAGAAAAAATAGCTTTAGTATCGCCATATTATAATGGATGGAAAAGAAGAGGATTTGTTTTTGCTATGCTGGGAATGTTTAAAAACAAAAGTTTTGATATGAATGAGTTTATTCAGAAATTAAAACAACAACCTACTTCATTAAAGGATTGCCCTACTACTTCTGCATACATTGTGCTAATTGAGGAGATATTTAATTATAGAAGAAGAGAGAAAATTAATTTGCGTTACTAAAAATTAAAACTAAATTCATTTGCAGATTAAAAAAATAATCCGTAATCTTGCAAAACCGTTCTTAAAATTTACAATTAATAGTTGTCGGCATACAACGAATAGAAATAAGCAATAGCAATATTGCATATACATCAAACCCTCATATTTTCAATGCCGTGAAAATATCGAGGGTTTTGACGTTAATAAACATTATGGAAGATATTACTTGGAACATTGATAACAATGACAATTTTAAAGTATCAATTAAATTAGGCTCGGGGAAAGAGATAACCATTGAGGATTCTACACCTTGTGCAATTGTTAAAGATTTAAGTTTGGAAGAACTTGAAGAAACTAACAAAAAACTATCAAAAGTAATTTCACAACTAAAAAAAATTAATAACTAAAAATTATATTTTATGAAAAACCCAAGATTTATAAAAGAGTATTTAAGTGACAATGATTTATTTACTATTAAATCATTTAAAACAACCAACAATCAAATTGTAATTGAAACAAAAAACAACTCAGCAAATGACTTGTTTTCTACACAAATTATAATTAGCAAAGAAACTGCCATTGATATGGCTAACGACTTATTACAAAAAGCCAATCAATTAGAATAGTATGGATGGATGGATAAAATTAGAACGCAGTTTGTTAAATCATTGGATTTTTCAAGACCCAGTTAAACTTAGAATTTGGATTGGTTTGCTATTAATAGTTAATCACTCAGACCAAAAAGTAAACATTGGACAAAACATTTATGACTGCAAAAGAGGTCAATCTGTACGCAGTTTATTAAGTTGGGCAAACACATTTAAAGTGTCAAAAGACTACATAAGGAACTTTTTTAAACTTCTTGCAAAGGATGGTATGATTACAATTGAAAATATTCAAATTTCTACACGGATAACTATTTGTAATTATGATACTTATCAAGACACTTCAAACGCAAAACAAACGACTTCCAAACGCAAACCAAACGCAAACCAAACGCAAAGTCACACAAACAAGAATGATAAGAATGATAACAATGAAAAGAATGAAATAAAAATATACAAATCATTTCTGCATCTTTCAATAACAAATGAAGAAGTACATAAACTAAATTTAGCGGGTTACACTAAACAACAGATTGACGATGTATTGGAATCAATAGAAAACTACAAAAAAAATACAAGTTATGTAAGTTTGTACTATACCGCCAAAAAATGGCTTCAAAAAGAACAAGCAGAAAAAAGTAAAACAACCGAAAGACCAATGGTACATTAATTATGACAATAGCAGTAATAGAAAAGGAATCAAAGCGTGAATATCTAATTGATATTTCCAAAGGTGGCGAAAATAAACAGACTTGCCCAGCTTGTTCTCACGAACGTAAAAAGTCAAAAGATAAATGCTTTAGCTACAATGCAACAAAGGAAGTAGGAAGTTGCTCTCATTGTGGTAAGGCTTTTTACAAGAAGTTAGAGAAATTAGAAAATAACTACCAAAGGATTGAATATAAACGACCGATTTGGAAAAACGAAACAACACTATCCGAAAAGTTAGTTAAGTGGTTTGAAACAAGGAAGATTAGCCAAAAAACACTTTTAAAGGCAAAGATTACAGAGGGATTAGAATGGATGCCACAAACAAACGGAAACATTAACACCGTACAATTTAACTACTTTAGAGATGGTGAATTGATAAACGTAAAATATCGCACTGGCAACAAACAATTCAAATTGGCAAAAGATGCTGAGTTGATTTTTTATAATCTTGATGCAGTAAAAGACCAAAAAGAAATAATAATTGTTGAGGGTGAAATTGATTGCCTAACATTAATTGAATGTGGGATTGAAAATGTTATTAGCGTTCCAAATGGTGCTACAATAGGCAGAAACAATCTTACTTATTTAGACAATTGCATAGACCTATTTGATGAAGATACAAGGTTTATATTGGCGTTAGATAACGACCAAGCCGGGAATAGTTTAAGAGATGAATTTGCCAGAAGATTAGGAGTTGAAAACTGCTCAAAGGTAGCGTTCAAAGATTGCAAAGATGCAAATGAATGTTTAGCCAAGTATGGAATGGATGGAGTATTGGAAAGCATAAATAACAAAATTGAATATCCTTTAGTCGGCATATTTACCTCCACAGACTTAAACGAAGAGATAGATAATTATTACAACAACGGATTGCCACAGGGCGAAACAATAGGCTTAGAAACATTTGATGAAAACCTTAAATTTCATTTAGGATACATCACAACAATTACAGGCATCCCAAATCACGGTAAATCTGAAGTATTAGATTTTATTTGTGCATCTTTAAACATTCGTGCGGGGTGGAAGTTTGGTTTATTCAGTCCTGAAAACTATCCTTTAGAACTTCACTTTAGCAAGTTTGCTGAGAAATTAATAGGAAAAGCATTTGATGGAAACTACAAAATGAATAAAATGGAATTGGAATTGGCCAAAGATTACTTTTCAAAAAACTTCTTTTTCATAAAACCCGAAAATGATTTTAAACTTGAGGATATTTTGCGGATGGTAAAAAGTTTAATTAGAAAATACGGAGTAAATGCCTTTGTAATTGATGCTTGGAATAAACTTGAACACAATGAAGATTCAACACACTATGTTTCAAAACAATTGGATATATTGGCAACATTTTGTGAAAGAAATATGGTGCATTGTTTTCTTGTAGCCCACCCAACAAAGATTATGAAAGATAAAAAAACGGGATTATTTGAAGTGCCAAACCTTTACAACATAAATGGCTCTGCAAACTTCTTCAATAAAACTCACAACGGATTAACCGTATATCGCAACTATGATTCCAAGAAAACAGAAATATACATACAAAAAGTAAAATTTAAACACTGGGGACAGTCAGGCACAATGTGTTCTTTAGGTTGGCATTTTATCAATGGCCGCTATTATACATTTATCCCCGACAATACCAATTGGATATTAGGCGAAAAGAAACAAGTAGAAGCATTTGAACTACCACCAACCCCAATAAAGCCCAACGGAGCATTTGACACACCAATAAACAAAAAAGATAATTGGGACTTTATCCCAAAGAATGAATTTTCAGATATTGGCAACGATGCCTTTTAACAAACTGACAAACAAATAAAAAAAGTAAGGTTATAAACTGACAAAAAAAACTTTTAAAATTTGACAATTAAATAATTTGTATATTTGCAGTATGGCAAAACAATCAACTAAAATATCAGATTTAATTGCTGATGATAAAAACTTCAACAAAGGATCAGAATTTGGAAACTCACTAATTGAGAAATCCTTCCGCAAATTCGGTGCAGGTCGTTCAATCCTAATCGACAAAAACAACCGAATAATTGCAGGAAATAAGTCAGTTGAAAATGCAATGGCAATAGGTATGGAAGATGTGCAAATTATAGAAAGTGATGGCACTAAGATAATTGCAGTAAAACGAACGGATATTGATTTGGATAGTGAGCAAGGCAGAGAGATGGCACTTGCCGATAATGCCTCTGCAAAGGCTAACATCGTGTTTGATGCTGAGTTGATTGAGGCGGAGTTGGGGGAGGCGGTTTGTGTTGAGTGGGGAATTGAACTTGCCAAAGAAGAACCCGAAGCGGAAGAAGATGATTTTGCAGTTCCTGAAGGTGGAATTGAAACCGATATTGTATTAGGGGATTTATTTGAGATAGGCGAACATAGATTGCTTTGTGGGGATAGTACGGATAGCGACCAAGTGGCAAAGCTAATGAACGGACAAAAGGCAGATATAACATTTAGTTCTCCACCTTATAATGTTGGAAAAACACCAAATGGAAATGAGCAAAAATATTTAAATGATAATGATAATAAAACAAGTAATGAGTATGTTGAATTATTAGATAATTATTCTAAAAATGCTTTATTATTTAGTGATTATCTTTTTTCTAATATTCAAAGTTTATCAGGAAATAAAATTGCTTTAATTGAACATTTATACAATTTGAGAAGTATTTATGCAGATGTTATGATATGGGATAAACAAACTGCTGAACCAGCAATGGCAAGAAAAGTATTAAATTCAAGGTTTGAATATGTTTATATTTTTTCAAATGAAGCTAAAAGAACTATTGGTAAAAGAGATTTTAGGGGTACTATTGATAATATATTTTCATTAAATTCAAGGCAAGGAAAAGAATATGCTAAAATACACAAAGCAACATTTCCCATTCAATTACCAAGTTTATTCATAGAGAATTTTACAGAATCATCAGTTATAGATTTATTTTGTGGCACAGGTACAACAATGGTAGCATCACACCAACTTAAACGCAAATGTTACGGCATGGAACTTGACCCAAAATATTGCCAAGTAATAATTGACAGAATGTTTAAACTCGACCCAACATTAAAAATAAAACGTAACGGACAGCCTTATGAAGTTACCATTAAAGCATAGTGAGTTTATAAGACTTGTAGCAAATGGCGAAACTCAATCCAATGCTTACAAGTTAAGTATCGGTAAGAAAGGGGTAAGTAAGCAGGTAAGTGAGGTTAAGGGCAGTCAATTAGCCAAGAAATACGCTAATTTAATCGCTGAGCAAAGAGATAATCTAAAAAAGGTAGTAGAGGAAGCCCAAAAGGATAAAGTCGCTGAAATCGCACAAATGAACATTTTAACTTCTGCTCAAAGAATGGAAATTTTATCCAACATTGCACAGGGTAAGTTGAAAGTAAAAAAGCCATTTGTTATTGGTGGCAAAGTTTTAGAATATCCTTCCGAGCCTGACCATACCGACATCAAAAACGCTATTGCCGAATTAAATAAGATGCAAGGGGATTATGCACCGACAAAAATTAATCAAGAAAACACTGGAATAATTAGAGTAGTTCGTGAGTGAGGTAATAATTAAACTTCAAAAAAGGCATATCAACCAAGAGTTGATAATGCAAACAAAAAGGCGATTCAATGTTTTGAAGTGTGGTAGAAGATTTGGAAAAACATCCATAGCCAAAGAACTAATTATTGAACCTGCCTTAGATGGATTTCCAGTTGCTTATTTTTGCCCTACATACAAAGACCTGAACGACTTTTGGATTGACATTGTAAAGATACTTGGCGATGCCATCAAGCAGAAGAATGAACAGTTAAAACAGATTAGATTGATAACGGGAGGTGTTATTGATATGTGGAGTTTAGACGAGCCCGACTCAGGTAGAGGTCGAAAATATAAACGAGTGGTTATTGACGAGTGCGAAAAGGCTAAGAAACTTAAAACAGCTTGGAACGGAACAATCCGAGCAACCCTAACAGATTACATTGGCGATTGTTGGTTTTTATCTACCCCTCAATTCGGTAAGACATATTTCAAAGAGTTGTTCAAAAGGTCAACCGATGAAAAGTATCTACACGAATGGCAAGGATGGAAATTTACAACATACGACAACCCATTTATGGATGCTCAAGAGATAGATTCAGCAAAGGCAACACTTGATCCAATGTATTTCAATTGTGAGTATCTGGCGGAGGATGTTACTTTAGATACAATGCTTTGGGCTTATGCATTTGAGCCTAATAAACATTTGCAGAAAGTTGAGATACTAAAAAACTTAGAGATAATACTATCATTTGACTTCAACAAAAACCCTATTTCCTGCTCAGTATTACAAATCCCATCATTTGACACGATAAGAGTAATCGAAACTATTAAACTTGCCAATTCAGATATTTATGAGTTGTGCGATGTGATTAAGACTAAGTACGGAAACACACTTTATTTGATTACAGGTGATGCAAGTGGTTCATCAACTTCTGCAATGGTGCAA